TCTGCGACCTGGTTTGCGTGCCCGACGATAGCGGCTTGGGTTTGGGCTGACATGGCTGTAACTCCGGTTGGATGGCTGACTGGTATGGCGACGGTGGGGAGAAGCGAAGCATCGGAACTGCGCGTTTCATCCTCCCGACCCATACAATCTGCCACGGAACCAGGTGCCAGGCACCCACTATCGTCGTCGGGGGAGCAGATAGCTCGCCGTTTTGGCACGCCGACCACTGCTCAGAGTGTGCAGCTCCTCAGCCGTTCAGTGCCACCTGACACTGCTCACTTGGTGCAGCTCCTCGGGTGTTCAGTGCTTTCCGTTCAGCTGCTCACTCGCCACTGAACGCGCGACACCTGAACGCGCGGCTGCAGCTCCTCAGGTGTTCAGCGGTACCGGGTACCCCCTGGCCCCCCACCCCGGCTGACCAAGGGGCGAACCCCTCCAGCCCATGGATCTAAAAATTCAATCCGGGACCTGGAGAGCCGACCCAGTCATATACGCCCAGGCTCACCCGCGCCCTGAAGTACGCGACCGCCGCAGCCACGGCGTCCCGCCTCGCTCGCCGACGCCGCCTCCGATGCCGCCTCTTCGCGTTGCTCATCGAAACCACGTCCATGGCGGAGGAACGAACGTCGCGAAGACCCAGCCGAACACCATCCCGCCGAGGATGCCCGGTATCCGCGACGGCTCGGCGCACAGCCACTCCGTCACCACGGCCACACCGGGCACCCCGACTGCGACCCCGGCATGATGCGCGAGAGCGCCCGGTGTAGCTTGCCGCCCACGCGGCAGACGGGCCCTCCGTGCCCCCGCGTGCAGGGCCAGAAGTCACGCCCTCGGCGCTTCACCACGGCGATCGACTCCATCACTCCGGAACCACCGTCTTCGCCCACGCGAGGAACACCGGGTCGCGCTGCAAAGCCCGATGGCTCGGCGGGTAGAGCACCAGCTTGCCGCCGATGACCATGTGCCACCACTCCGTGCTCAGCCGATGACGCCGCCTCCGCCGATGCCTGCGCTTCGCGTTGCTCATCGCGACGTCCCCCGCCACGTCAGCACCGCAAGCGCAACCGTCCACCCCCATAGCACGCCGCAGAACGCCACCGTCACCGGGTGGGCATGCGATGTGGCATACGCGAGCCCGAATGCTCCGATGGCGACACCCGCGATCGCGTACTGCCTCGCCGTCACCACGGCCACACCGGGCACCCCTGCGCCATGCGCGTCCCAATCCATCCGCCAATCCAGCTGCCGACGAGGCAGCCCGCAATCGTCAAGAGGAACTGCTTCTTCATCGCCTATCCTGCGCCTGCCTCACCCAGCAGCCGATCGCGTAGCCCATCACGAACGTCGCCAAGCACCACCACATCACTCGACCTCCCCGTCATCCACGCCCGCCGGCGGCAGCATCTCATCGTGGCGCTCCGGGACTTCCTCGAACGCGACTTCCCCGCACCGCAGGCAGGCGAGCTTCCAGAACTCCCCTCCGCCCCGAAGCACGAGTGGCCCTCCGCATGGGCAGGTGCTCGGTGGCAGACGGATGGTCTTCAGCACCTCCACCATGAAGTCCGAGCGCCGCATCTGCTTCACCAGCCTCCTCCAATCGCCCATGCGCCCACCAGCACCAGGGCGTAGCCGACGAAGAACACGCCTGCCGCGACAGCGAGCGCGATGCGCCAGCGGCTCAAAACCAGGTCTCCACGATGACCGGGTCATCCTTCGGATGCCGCTCCATGCGGTAGAGCCCCTCGGGCACCTTAGCGCGCGCCTCTTCGAGCGAGTCGCACTCGAAGAACAGCTCATGCCGGCGGATGTTGTCGGAAGCCTCCAGCTGCGAAACGCCAGCGTCCTGCGCACGAACCACCCACTTGCCCGGAGGGTGGTTCTTTGCCCCGTAGTAGATGACCCAGATGGTCAGCATTCGTCCCTCCTGCAGATGACGCAGGCCTTACCAGGCTCGCGCAGCTGGTAGTGCTTCACGCAGACCGTGACGAGCTTCGTGCAACAGGGGCACGGCACGGGCTTTTCGGGCTCGATTTCCCTGCTCTTCACCCAATCCTCGCCGGCGCACCAATCGCCATCTGCTTTCAGTAGCGCAACCAGCGCAACCAGCCGCTCCCGCGGCGTAGGCTCGGCGCTCACTCGCCCCTCATGGCGGCACGAACCTCCTCGGTGTCCTGAAACGCCATCGCCAGCCTATCGAGCTGCGCTCGCAGGTTCCGCAGCGGCGGCGGACACTCGGCAGTCGGGCGCGACTCGCTCACGTCGAGCGCCGCGCGGTACAGCACGTTGAAGTCCTTGTAGAGCCAGTGCGGCTCCTTCGAGACGTCGAGCTTCGTCTTCCCCATCGGCCCCCACTACGCGATCAGTCCTCGAAGCGGTAGCTGAACAGACGAGTAAGGGTCTGACACCACCGCGGTTTCGGCGATTACGATGCCGTCTGGCGCTCCCGTCTCCGCAGCGTCGCTCCGCTGGACTGATCTTCTGCCCCGGCCGCTGAGAAGTCCATACGTAAGTGACACCCGTTCAGTGTCACCTGCGCAGCTTCGCCTTCGGGTGCCCCTGCAGGTGCCGGAAATGGGCGATGCAGAGCCCCACTCCGCGCGCCGTCGTCCATTTTGTGGTGGGTCGGCAGGGACCCGGCCTCGTTTCGCGCAACATCGACTGATCACGGAGGAAAACCAGCACCCGATGCTGCGAGACCCGCAGGAAGAGAGCGATCTCCTTCACGTAAAACCGCTCTCCTTTCGTGGCCTTGGTCGCAGGAGGCAATACTGAACGTTCGTCACTGGCCGGATGGCGTGCCATATTGGTCTCGCATGACGTTCTACCCGACGCCGATGCTGCGCGAGATGCACGGGCAGGCCGAGAAGGAAGCTCGCCTCACCCGAATGCTCGAAATCGAAGACGAAATCTACCAAACGGCCGCCGGAATCCTCCACGCGACCCTGGATTTCTGTCAGGTGGCGCCCGATCAGGTCGAGCCCCCCGAGGAATGGGTGACCCGTTTGGGGGCAGACGCCGCAAAACAGCGCCTCGCCGTCGCCAAAGCGGGCTGGCTCCCCCAATCGCTCTCTCCGAGCGGTCCGAAGTACGCCGCGCAGCTCGTCGCGGGCATCTCGCGCGCGCGCCGCATGGCTTCCGCCCAGATCGGGCCCCGCGAGGTGAACGCCAAGATCGCTCTGCCCGCGCCCACCAGCGCCGGCATGCCCGGCGCTCCCGAATATCCGAGCAAGGAGGTCGAGTGACGCCGATCGCGTGGGTGCTGCTCGCGCTGCTGGTGGGAGCGCTCGCCTTCGCCTTCTGGGTCCTCCTGCTGCTCGGGGGGATGTTCCGGCGATGACGCTCATCATCGCTCACCGCGATGGGTGGATGGCGGCCGATCGACGCGAGACGTTCGAGAGCAATCTGCTCGGGCCCTACCGAGTCGCCAAGATCAAGCGCGGCAAAGGCATCCTCGTCGCTTCTGCCGGAGCTGGCGTCTTTCAGGACCTGATCACCGAGGCGCTCGAACTCATCAACGTCGACCCGCTCCGCTGTGTCGTTCAGGTCTTCCGCGACAAGGGGAAAGACCTCGGCGGCCACGCTCTCGCCCTCACGAGCAAGGGGATCTGCGAGATAACCAGCAGAGGCAGCGTGAGCTGGCTCGACGCCGACTACTGGGCGATCGGCTCGGGCTACATGATCGCGCTCGGCTACTTCGCGGGCATCTCGCAGGGCGACTCCGCCAAGGTCACGCCCGAGACTGCAAAGCACGCCATCAACGTTGCCGAGCGCTACGTGGCCGACGTCGGCGACGGCTACCAGGTGGAGCACTTGGGCTGATGCTCGTCGCCGGGCAACAGATGGTGCGGGTGGACGACGGTATGCGGGGCACCGTCCAGCTCGTCGCCGTGCCTGGCTACGATCTGCAGGAGCTGCGCGTCGTCTACTTCGACCGCGGCGAGCAGCGCATCGCTCCCAAGCGCGAACCGTGGGAGCCCGTGGCGCCGCTGCCGAAGAAGCTGCGCGCCGACGAGATCCTGACCATCGCGAGCTTCACCGACCAGCTGCTGCGCGCCATCGATAAGAACGAGCCGACGAAGTGGTGGGAGTGGGGCTACAAGCGCGAGGAGCCCTACCACGACCTCGGGCTCGCGACGCTCATCATCGAGTATCTCGAAAAGCGAGGGTGAGTGGACCGTTCGCTCTACCAGCCGAGCCCGTGGAGCGCGAAGTACCACGAAACGACCTGTGATCAGGTGCTCGGCGGAGGAGCAGCGGGACCCGGCAAGAGCCTGACCCTGCTCTGGGACCCCATCGTCACGCAGGCCATCGTCGAGCACGCGCGCATGACGGGGCAGCTGCTCGACCAGTTCCCCGAGTGGCTCGCTGACCTCTGCAAGAAGCACCCGATCCGCCAAGGCGAGAGCGAGGGCCACGCGCTGCACATGCGCCGCACCATGCCGCAGCTGCAGGAGACCATCGACCGCTCCGCGCGCATGTTCAAGCAGTTCGACCCGCACGCGAACTACTCGAAGGAGCTCCACCGCTGGGAGTTCTCCTCCGGCTACAAGTACACGTTTGGCCACTGCCGCGAGAGCAACAGTCACGAGGACTATCTCTCGAAGCAGTACACCCACCTCTCGCTCGACGAGGCCTTTCAGTTCGAGGAGAAGCAATACGAGGAGCTCGACGGCCGCGTGCGCACCGCCGATCCCGTGCTCAAGCACCTGAAGCGCACGCGGCTGATGAGCAACCCCGCGCCGGGCTGGCTCAAGGACACCTTCGTCACCCCCGAGCGCAAGGGCAACGTCATTCTGAAGCGCAAGGTGCTCGACCCGCTCACGGGCGAGTGGGAATGGAAGACGCAGCTCTTCTTGCCGGCGACGCTCGACGACAACCCCGACAAGGGCTTCGTTCGCGACTACAAGTTCAAGCTGCTGAGCAAACCCGCGCACATGCGCGCGCGCTACCTCTACGGCGACTGGGACAGCGTCGAGGGCGGCTACTTCGAGGACGACTACAACCCGGGCGTCCACATCATCGCGCCGTTCAAGATACCGCGCGACTGGCCCAAGTTCCGCGTGATGGACTGGGGCTACAAGACGCACGGCACCTGCGGTTGGTTCGCGCTCGACCCCGACGAAAACCTCTATCTCTTCTACGAGTTCAACTTCCGTCTGATGAAGGACGTGGAGGTCGCCAAGCGCATCGAGGAGATCGAGCGGAACTTCGGATTCTGGGACAAGCGCGAGAACAAGAGCCGGCTGCTCTCGTCCGTCGCCGACACGCAGCTCTGGGAGGAGCGCGGCGACAGCGGCAAGAGCAAGGCGGCTGTCTTCGCCGATCACGGCATCTTCTGGGAGCCCGCCGACAAGGCGAGCATCCAGCGCAACGCCGAGCGCGTCGCCGAGCGCCTGCGCGACTACGACGACAAGCGCCCGCCGGCGCTCATGGTCTTCGAGAACTGCAAGAAGACGCGCGAGATGCTGGCGAGCATCAAGGTGGACGAGAACGACTCGCTCATCCCCGACAAGAAGAGCCCGCTCAAGCATTGGTTCGACATCGTCGCCTACGGCGCCGCGCGCGCGAGCCGCGGACGAGGGAGCATCGTCATGGAACTGCACGAGTTCGACAGGCCCGACAACGACAACGCCGACGAGCCTCTGCCCAAAACGGGGACTTTCGGGTACGGGAGCTGATATGACAGAATCTGTCACACCGCCGGACCCGCCGCTGGTCGACCCGGAGACGGGCGAGACCGCGCCGCTGTCGCCGCCGCGACCGTGCTCACACACGGGAGTGTCGCCGAACATGAAGCTCGCGCTGGAGAAGGGCTGGATTGTGCGCCACGCCGGCGGCTACTTCGTCGTTGTCCCTCATCATCGGGAAGAGCTCGACCGCGCGTTCCCGGGGGACAGCATCTATGCGCGCTCGACCATGCCCGCGCCCTCCCTGGAGCCCGACGATGCCGCGTGATGCCGACACCCGCGAGGGCCTCGACGCACCGGGCGAAGAGGAAGCGCCGAACCTGCAGGCGCTCGGGCAGGACATGCCCGCCGGCGAGAGCTTCGAGTACGACCCCGACGGGGTGAACCTCGTCAAGGAGTTCAAGGCGCACCCCGAGGGACGCGCGGTGCTCAAGCGCATCGGCCAGAAGTGCCTCGCCGACTTCGACACGGCGTGGCAGGCGACGGAGAAGTTCCGCAAGAACAACGCCGACGTCTGGAAGCTCTTCTCGGGCATCCTCGATCCGAAAGACCCGCCCTTCGACAAGCTCGCCAACGCGCACGTGCCCATCCTGATGGAGAACACCATCCGGATGACGACGCGCCAGGCCTACGAGCTCTTCGGCAACTGGACGAACGTCTTCGGCGTCACGCCCATCGGACCCGACGACGAGCAGACCGCGAAGCTGCTCTCGCTGCATGGCAACTGGCAGATCCGAAAGCGCATCAAGGACTTCAAGCGGCAGATCGGTCACCGCGGCCTTCTGATGTTCGACCTCTTTGGCGACGTCGTCTGTCACAGCTACTGGGACCCGCAGCACCGGTGCAACAGGCACGAGATCCTCTCGGCGAACGAGTTCGTGTGCGCCAACGCGCACGTCTCGACCATGCCCGACTTCTCGGACGTCTCGTGGGTGGCCAAGATCATCTACATGGACGGCCACGAGCTCCGGAAGATGGCGGGCACGTGGGAAGATCTCGACACCACGCTCAAGCATCTGCCGCCCGACTGGGACGACGCGACCATCACGCAGGAGCTGCGCGAGCAGGTCGACAAGAGCATCGGCGTCGACTCGTCTGCCTACCAGAAGGGGCAATACCGCATCATCCAGTACGAGGGCTGGATGAACCTGCCGCCATCGACGGCGAAGAACGCGCAGGGCGAGCCGAACGAGGACCGGGACCACTACTGCAAGGTTGTCATCGACTTCCAGACGCAGACGGTGCTCGCGCTCTCGATCCACGA